GTGAGGTTTACGTGTTGCCCAGACAGGTAAAGTACAAATCCGCCCCTCCCCCTTAATGAGACTCATTATCAATAAGCTTAATGAGATTGAGACTCAACAGTTGTTGCTAATGAGACTTAGTCGCAATAGTGGGCAAGGGTTTTATCCATGCATTAAAACCCATTGAAAAGACCAATTCACACCAATTGTTTAAAATCCTTTTTAAGGGGTCTAATTAACCGCATATGGAACGATTAACCGTTTAAGGTGTATTGATACTAAAAAACAATAAAAGTGATTCTCATGAGGGTAAAAATAAAATAAATAAAATAAATATTAAATAGTGCTTGGATATGTCATATATAACCAGTATTCTCTTACATGAATTACACACACACACACACGAGGACAGGACTTCAAAAGAGCGTTTTGGACTGTTTCTCGTCAATAAAAAAGGAAAATAGAACATGAAATACGATAAGAAAATAAACATATTTGCAGTAGATAAAATCATTAACATAGGAAAAGTATTTAATAACGAAGGTTATGAGCTTGGAAGTCTATTCATTAAAGATTTAGACATAGCTTTTAAGAATAAAGAACTAAACTTTCATAGTTCTGATATATCCTCGGGCACTGTTGCTTATGTAACTAAAAATAGTGATGAGAAATATCATTTACTGTGGTTCAAGTTAGTAGGGTATGACTGGAGCGAGTTTAAATCATGGAAGTTGATAAAAGAATCTATTGAATACAATGAAAGTAAAGAGGTTTAAAAATGCACTCACTAAACACAATAAAAGAACAAAACAAGAGCAACGCTAAAAAGTTGATTGATTTAACTGTTAAAAATGGCGGTGTAAGTTTCAATAATGAATTATTACCAATCGAGTTTTCTGATGGTTTTATAGTTTCAATCCTAAGAGTTATAAAAACTATTGATTATCAAGAGTTAGAAAAGAAAATAAACCATTTAAAGCAAAATGCTTACATGCTGAGATTTCAAGGCTTTAATAGTGAATTTTACGGTATCTATCGAGATAATTACTCACAGTTTCACTTAGATAGAAATATATTATTAAAAGACTATCAAGAAGCTTTTAATCTTGGTTTAAGACATGAACAGATATCAATCTGGGACTGTAAAAATGAAATTGAAATTAAATTGAAAGGTGGTAAATAATGACAAATAATCAAGTATGCAAAGCTTGGATTGAAGGAAAATATGCGAAGTCTAATAATATGGAAAGTGTAGGCGGTTCTTTATTCTCATATAAAATGAAAATAGGGCAAACGTTAACCAATGGACTTAAACAAGTCTTAAATGTTCAAAAGCCTTATTTTTATTCAATGACAACTTCCAAGCACGTAGGAATAGCAAAAAGTTACTGTTCGAGAATAGTTAACCCTGTACCAATTCACTCATATTTATATGGCGGTCATTGGTACGTATTCCCATAAGATAAAATAGTATTGACTTCTAGCAATCAATAAAGCCCGTTTAAAAGCGGGCTTTTTTTGTACCCATAAACACTAAGCAAATATATGATTCAAAACATACAATTTTTAGCCCATATTGACCCATTAAAGCCACTTTCTCACATTAAGTGGGTACTAACCTTGATTAATTACAATCTATCCATAAAAACTAAATTAGACCTATTAAATAAGATTCTTAGAGAATCCAAGAGGGTTAGAATAGGATACTGCTTATTGAGATTAAGTCTCAATATCAAAAGATTGAAATTAGGATTAAAAAGAATAAGTAAAAATATGGAAAAAATAGGTCAAAATATTATAAATGGGGTTATATTTTTGGTTATATTTCTCGTTATATTTTGAAGATTATTTTTAAAATAAATAAAAAAAGACTTGACACGTGTTTATATTGGGTTATAAGTTGGAACAACAAGAGGGGAAGATTTTTGAAAATTGGGATGGGTTGTTGGATTTGCTAAAGACATTAGAACTTGTGAACCAACAAATAAGTGGAGCGATAGTTTAGTCGCAGTAAATGAAATGAGGATACTCAGAGTATTTTATTAAACTTAAACTTATTAAAAATAGGTTGTCTTTGTTAATTAGAGAATGACAAAGGAACGAATAAATAGGAAATGATTTATTAGGTCTTATTTTAACCCATCCTAAAATATTTTAACAACAAAAGGAGATAAATAATGAGAACTTTAAAAAACAGTTCGGGATTTTTTAGTAAATGCTCAAATTATAGAGTTCATATTTTAGAAAATGGCGAACAATATCCAAAGCAGTACAGACGATATTTTAATGAACCAGATACAGCGACCTGTAATTGTAAAACCGCAGGCAAACGGAGAGTTATATGCACACACCCAGTTATCTGGGACGATGAAAAATGCCCTTATGTGATTGGAGAAACCTGTAAAGATTGTGGGGTTAAGTATCGCCCTTCAAAAATGTGGACAATGGCTTGTGAAGAATGCAGACCAAAGGAGGACAAATAATGGAAGTTTTATTAATAATTATACTTATATTAGGTGTTATAATAGCTAACCTAAAATCAAGTTTAAATGTTGCCAATATCAAAAAAGATTATTGGCGAGAGTTGGCTATTAAAAGTAATAACAAGCTAAAAAATATCGAACCTATAAATAATAATCCTCCAGAACAGAATACTACTAAACCCGCAAAAAATAAAGGTGGTCGACCAAAAGACCCTAAAATAGCAAAATTGCGAAAGCTATTATATTTAGATTATTATTCCCTTACGGAAAAGGATGGATATAAAAAGTCAAAAGCTCTTGACCTTCTTGAAAAAAAATATTCATGGAAAAGGTTAACAATTGAAAAATATTTAAAAGGAGTGAATTAAAATGAATACTCAAAATCTAAATAGTGCTATTTATACTATATTGGCTAACTATGGAGTTAAGATAGTCAAGAAAGTTACAATAAACAATAATACAATAGAATTTACAGACCAATTAGATAGAGTTATATCTATGCCTATTGTTATAAATAGGGAGGTGGAATGATGATTGATTATATATTAAACCCATTTGTACTTATAAATACAATGTGGATGATAACATTTATAATAATAAGTTTAATCTGGAGGAAAAAGTGATGGAAGATAAAGTTAAAGAAGTTACTGCTGAAATAAACAATTTCTTACTATGGTACTATCATAAAAACTATGATGAATCAAAAGGTGAGGTAAGAAATCTATATGATGCTATTGACCATTATGTTGATGAAGTAATGGATTTAGAAAGCGAGGTGGTCTAATATGGAATATCATTTTTACGAATCTTTACGTATGGATAAAGATGATTTCGACAATCATACACCAATAGAAAAATTGGAAAATTTCTATAAGGTTTTAGAACATAGAAAGTTATTTAGTACCGATTCTATGATAATGGTAGGAGACCTTGAGGAGTTTAAAGCAATCATCAATGATATTAAAGAAAGAGAGGTGAGGTAATGGAATTTTTGAAACATTTATTAGGTAGTTGTGGTGAGCCTCATGGGTTATTATATATGCTATATGTATTTGGAGCATTTATAACTACAATGTTAAAAGCAGTATATTTTTCAATGAAATGGTGGATAGAAGATAATATAAAGGGATTTATGAAATGAAACTAACAAAACAATATAAAAAAGATGCTGTATTCTATTCTAAGAAAAAAGATGGGGTAGTATGGATTATTAATTTTACTGATGATTATATTGCTCATAGAACTTTAATGAATTTAGTTAGAGACGAGTATAAGAATACAAAAATACGTCTTGAGTCTTTATATATGGATGGAAAGTTAATGTATAAACGTGGCGATACTAAATTAGAAATAGATGATTTTTATTATATATTGTCTGACAACTAGGCATAATAGTATGACAAATTGCATATTGCAAACATTTATATTTATAGGTTAAGTTCTGACTATGGAAAAGAAGGAATATCTAATGGCTCAGAAAGAATGCTCAAATTATGATACAGGTTATATCTGCTCTGGAGTTATGATAGGAAAACATCTGGAGCAATGGATTGATTCTGAGTTATGTGGCAAGATGTGTAGACTAAAGGAAGGCAAAGATTGTGAATATTTTGACAAAATTGTTAAACCAATTTTATAGAATGGGTTACAGGGTGGATTTCCCTCCTTTACCACCCTCCATTCTTTTAAGGAGTGTTATATGAGTTATATAGGTTATATCCCTAAGTCTATTAGGCATCATCAAGATTTATCACCAAGAGATAAGTTATTATATTGTGAAATAACTGCCTGTTTAGATGATAATGGTATCTGTATGAAGAATAATATATATTTTGCTCACGTTACAGGATGTACTAAATCCACTATATCTGCCTCAATGACTAAATTAAGAGAACTTAATTATATTGATGTTATTATTGAGAAAGATAGAGATACACAAAAATTTAAGAAGAGATATATTACTTTAAAAGCCATGTCTGATTTTCAAGGTGAGGGTAGCTTAGAATTTAAAAAAGCCATATCGGATTCTCAAGGTGGGGTAAGCGATGATTCTGGTTATATTCCAGAGGATAGAGATGGTAAAACCAAGTCTGATACAGACGACTCTATTATTATAAATAATAATATTAGATATATATACTCTAATAAGAGGCATAGTATAAAATACAATTCCAAGATAACTAATGAACAGAAGGAATATCTAAAATCAATTATAATAGAATTTTATACTGAGAAGCATAAACAATTTCCAAATCACATTAAAGAAGATTGGTATAATGATGAGGACTTAACGATTGGTTCTATTAATACCTTATTTGACTTGATTGTGATTGATAAATGGGATGAAAAAGAAGTAAGGGATGTTATAAGATGGGCAACAACAGATAAGTTCTGGTCATCTAACTTACTTAGTTTAAGAACACTAAGAACAAAATCAAGAAATGGCATGACTAAATTTGCCAACTTGCAGATTAAATACACTAACTAAAGGAGATACAAATGAGAATACAAATAGATGGATGGGAGTTTTTTGATTCAGTAAAGGCATATCTATCAGATAAGCATAATTATGAATTAGATACTGATGAGAAAGAGGTACATTTTAACTTTGATATAGATGCAAAACCCAACTTATATCGTTATAAAAAAGATACGAAGTGGAACGATGAAAAAGTTGAGTTTGATATAATCAATGAATATGAAGTGGATGGTCTTTATGTCAAGAGGAAGAAAAAAGGTTCTGAGAAATATCAGTATGTGAAACTAGATGAAGATTGTTATCCAACAATGAAAAGTATCCATGAAGATACTGAAGTCAATATTAACATTTTTTAAGGAGATAGTAAAATGAATATAGAAGGATTAAGAGGTGGGCTTTATAACCCCACAATTAGAGACATGGTACGTAAAAGTGAGTGTTCACCAAGTGCTAATGTAAAAATGCCACCAAAAGGGAGACGTAGAGGTTATAGTCAAGATGAGTTATCTAAAAAAAGATATCTTAGCAATTTTGAATCTTTAGTCTTTTATTTTGGCGAAGAGTGGTTTGACTTAAAGAACCAATTAGGAGACTCAATCAGTGCTAATCATAACGCTAAAATGAGAAGGCAACCTTCCAGATGTGATAAATGTGAAAGAGAATGGGCAGTAGATAGTGAAGGTCAGTATTACCTCGATGATTCATTTAAAAGGCTACCATTACAAACTGATACTTGTATGGAGTGTGAATGAGTTTTGAAGAGGTAGGTATATATCTCAGGAGTACATCAGGGCAGGAGAAAACCAAATGCCCTGAGTGTTCCCCTAATAGGAGGAAGAAGGCTGACCCTTGTCTTAGTGTTAATATTGATGAGGGTATTTGGAAGTGTCATCATTGTGGTTGGAAGGGTTCATTAAATAAAAAGAATGATACTTATATCCCACCCCCTCCTATTGTAAAGCCAGAGCCTCCTAAAACAGATATCCCAGAAAAAGTATATCAATGGTTTGAAGATAGAGGTATATCTAATACCGTAGTTGATGATGCAAAGATTGGGTATGAAAACAGATGGATACATTTCCCCTTTTATAAGGATGGTGAAGTAGTTAATATTAAATCAAGAACTGCTGACAAGCAATTTAGACAAGCTAAGAATGCTGAGAAGTGTTTTTATAGATTTGATGTTATGTCTGGGATGAAGACTATTATAATTACAGAAGGAGAAATGGATGCTTTAAGTTTAGTGGAAGCTGGTTATAATAACGTTGTGAGTGTCCCAGATGGTGCTATTGCCCCTAATTCAAATCCAAGCGATAGAAAGTTTAGTTATTTATTATCTGCTGAAGAGCATTTAATGAATGCTACTACAATTATATTGGCAATGGATAATGATTCTTCTGGTAATGCGATGAGAGAAGAATTATCAAGAAGGATAGGTCGTGAAAAGTGCTATCGTGTTAATTACCCAGAGGGTTGTAAGGATATGAATGAAGTCCTTATAAAGCATGGTGAAGATAGGATAACGGAGATTATAACAGATGCTCATCCTTACCCTATTGATGGTGTCGTATTAATAGATGATGTATTAGAAGATGCTATTGATTTATTAAATACTCCAGATATAAAAGGATTGACAACTGGTTGGGAAGCATTAGATGAGTATTATCGTATATCTCCATCAGAAGTTACAATCGTTACAGGTGTCCCTAATATGGGTAAATCTGAGTGGATGGATGCCTTAATGATAAACTTAATCCAAGATAATGGGTGGAAGTTTGGGATATTCTCTGCTGAGAATTTTCCTGTTAAGCACCATTTATTAAAGCTTGTAGGTAAGTTCACTAATAAGCCATTCTGGGGTAGCGATAGGATGGATGAAAAAACTGCCAGAAATTCAATGAATATTCTTAATGAGCATATTAAGTTTATTGGGACACAAGAAGATAGTGTAACTATGGAGAGTATATTAGACCAAGCAAGAATACTAAATTTTAGATATGGTTTAAATGGGTTGGTAATTGACCCATGGAATACTATTGAACATAAATTTAGAGATGGAGAGAATGAAACCAATTATGTATCCAGAATATTGGCAAGTTTAAATACCTTTGCTAAGATACATGAGATTCATATATGGGTAGTGGCACATCCTAGAAAAATGGAGAGTGATAATCATAGGAAGCCTGTTGTCCCTACTCCATATGATATATCTGGTAGTGCTAATTTTTATAACAAAGCTGATAACTGTATAACTGTACATAGACACAAAAGTGAAGATGAAGATTATGTTGGTATTCATGTCCAGAAAGTGAGATTCCAATATAAGAATGGTACAACAGGTACAGGTAAACTAAGCTATAATGTAAGGAGTGGAAACTATTTTGAATATTTCTCAGAAGACAAAAAAACATTATTTGGACAAATGTAAAGATATACCAGATAAGTTACAATTGAATTATAGAATAAGAAAAATGAGTAGGAGACTACATAAAGAATTTGATGAAGTCTGGGTTAAGTATGAAAACGGAGATGCGACTTTTGATGATTGGAAGAAATCACTTAATAAATGGCTACAATCGGAGTTAATATGAAATGTCAATGCGGCAGTAATAATGTTCACAAGCGTGGTAATAGAAATAATAAACAACGTACAAGATGTATGGATTGTGGAAAATGGGAGTCTAGTTATCTTTCGCCAGAGGGTGCAAAGATATTATTATTTGATATAGAGACAACCCCTATGGAAGTATTTGTCTGGGGATTGTTTGGTAATAAGTATATTGACCATAAAAATGTTATAAAAGACTGGAATGTTTTGAGCTGGTCTGCTAAATGGTTATTTGATTCTAATGTTATATCTGATATACAAACTCCTAAAGAAGCAATTAATAGAGATGACAAAAGAGTTCTAAAGGGTATATGGGATTTAATTAATCAAGCAGATATAATAATAGCTCACAATGGAGATAAGTTTGATATTAAGAAATTAAATACAAGATTTTATCTTAATGAATATGAGCCACCTTCTCCTTATCGCTCTATTGACACATTGAAGGTTATAAAAAAGAGCTTTGCTTTTTCTTCTAATCGCTTAGATTATATTGCAAAGTTAATCCAGAATAAAGGTAAAATAGAAACTAACTTTAAATTATGGACTGATTGTTTAGAGGGTCAAAGTGATGCTTTAAATAAGATGTTAGCATATAATGAAGAAGATGTTAGGTTATTAGAAGAAGTATATTTAGAGATTAGACCGTGGGCTAAACCACATCCTAATATTGGTGTACATTGCGATGGTTCTGTATGTCCTACTTGTGGTAGTGATGATATAGAAGATAATGGCAAATATTATACTACTAATACTAATAAATATCAATCTTTTAGATGTAATGGTTGCGGTGCTTTATCTAGGTCTATTGATAGCCAATTATCATTAGATGAGCGTAAAGATTTAATGCGACCCTTGCCTTAATGCTTGACTTCCTAAGTAAAGTAAGCGTATTATCTGACATGAATAAAGAACAAAAAGATACATTTAATATTGAGTTCCCAGAGGCAATGACTCCAGAAGAAATTGAATGGATAAAAGAATATATATTCAAGTTTCTTGCAAGACACTCATGTAAAATAGAAAAGAACCCTAATGCCAATGTTTAGAGATACAGTTAAGCCTGTATATTATTTCACAGTTTCTTGGGATGGTATTAGTGAAGAAACAGAAGGTTCTGTGACTTACACGAGAGAAAGTTTTTCACTCGCTGTAGATGGGATTAAGTATTATCTGGATAAATACAAGGAAAGAAGTCCTTATATTTCTGGGTTGTCTTTTGTTCAAGGTGAGAGTAGTGAAAACTTATTAACCGACAAATTAAAAAATAAAATAGAGAAGGAATGCAATGGATAGTAAAACATTAAAAATAAGAGCAAATACCGATAATAATGTTAAGTTTTTATTTGATAGTCCACTTGAAGGTACTAACGCTTATGGAGTATATCATTTATATAAGTTTGACGTAGAAGGTGAAGAGCATAGCTTATTTGCAACAGATAACTTACATGAGAAACTTAAAGATTATAATAAGGGCGATGTAGTTAATATTCGCAAAGAAGAATATGAAGCTGGTAAAATGGGTTGGATAGTTACTCCAGCAGAAGGTGTAGTAGCTAGACCAAGCACTACTAAAACAGGCGGTGAAATAGTTAGAGACCTTGATGCGAGAACTCAAGACATACATAGACAAGTATGTTTAAAACTAGCAGTACAATCTATGGGTACATCTGAAACTTTAGATTTTGCAATGGTTAAATTGCGTATGGAAGGGCTTATTAATATCCTTGACTCAAAGGATGACCTTCTCTAAACATGAAAAAATCCAATATAACTAAATTGGATAAATCATGGTCTGAAAAAGTCCGTGAGTATGGGATGTGTGAAAAATGCCATAAGCTATCTCCCCTAAATGCTCATCATTTCTACTCACGGTCAGTCAGGTCAGTCAGATGGGATACTGATAATGGCTTTTGTTTATGCGTTGGTTGCCATACATTCTCATCTCATTTCTCTGCACATAAAACACCAGCAGAATTTGTTGAATGGGCAATAGAACGTAGAGGGAAAGAATGGTATGATAGCTTAAAGGTAAGAAAGAATCAAACTGTTAAGTATATTGATGATGATGTTGATAAATTATTAGATGAGTTATAATGTTTAAAATAGACTTAAATGACAATTTAGAATTTATAATGGATAAACAAGCACATCTATATGTATCTTTTGGATTGTATTATTTTTTTTATACATATACCGATGACATGATACTTTCTATTTGTTTAACTTTTTTAACTGGTTTTGTTTATGAATTGTTTCAAGGTTTTTCTAAACGACATACTGGCTTTTCTTTTATAGATATGGTATATAATGTAGTTGGAATTGTAATTGCATATGTATTACATTGCATACTATAATGTTTATTGATTTTACACAAGTAAGAAGGAGTGATAATGTTTAAAATAAAAGAACTATTTAATTTGATAACAGGACTATGGGCAGATACAGAAGCTGAACTAAGCTCATTATCCAGAGAAGATTTAATTCGCCTTATTAATAATATCAGTAATAAAGTAGATGGAATGGTAGATATTATGAATGACTTTTCAGTCTGCTCTCATTGTGATGGAGATAGAATTAGTATATGCGAACCATGCCTAGATGATATGGAAGAAAATAATTAGTATTATGGGGGCATCCGATAATAGATTAAACAGGTATTGTTTTAATTATAAAATCGAGTGTTTGCTGTGGTTGGCTTCCCCATATAAATTTGAAGTCAGAAGTGCCAATTAAAAATAAAACAAGTGCGGATTAGCACGGTGTTTGATTTGAATACCTTAAAGTAAGATTGGTGGAGGCTACCATGACTTCGAAAACATTAAAAGGAAACTAAATGAAAGTTCCAGATTTTATAAAGTGGGCGGAATCTATTCAAAAAGAAGAGAATAGAATTATGCTCACTAAGGGTAAAGAATATACTGTAAGCGATGAAGATAAATTTAAGAACTTTAAGAGTATAGCAGAGCGTATAAACATTGAACCTCAGAAAGTTGCTTTAATCTACTTACTTAAACATATGGATTCAATTAGAAATTATGTTTTATCTGGAGTAGAATCCTCAGATGAACCTATTATGGGTAGAATTATGGATGCTAGAAACTATCTACTTTTATTAGGAGGCATGATTGAAGAAGCAATGGACAATAGATGATTCTATACAGTGGGTAATAGATGCCCTTGATAATACTGTTGTTGAAAAGAAAGACAGAGAGAATCATAAATATGACGAAGTTCGAGCTGATTTAGATTTAAAGTGGTGTCCACTGTGTGAATGTAAATGGGAGATATTTGAGAATAGATTATGGTCTTCTCCTGACCAAGAATTATGGGAAAGAGTTGTATGCAGAGATTGCATTGCACAGTAGAAAATGGTATTATAAATCTTCCTACGGTAGATGTTGAAGATGGTGAATATTATTTTGAATTAAAAGAAGTTGGTGTAAGGTCTGGACAACAAAATAATTATTATTGGCAGATTATTGATATATTATCAGAAGAATTAGGTTATACTAAACAAGAAATGCACCAAACAATTAAAAATCACTTTGATATTATATCTACAAAAGATATGGAACGTAAAGAATTTAGTGATTTTCTCGAAAGATTAGTAAGGTGGAGTGCAATAGAATTAAATATAGTTATACCCGACCCCTAATATAGCTATATAAGGCTCAAATATACCCCTAGAAGCTCGTTTTATTATTTATCCGATACTCTATACCAATTGTTCTCTTAAGCTCACATTTGCACTAAATACGTTAGGTGCAACCTCAGTAAATTCAATTGGGTTTACAAGCCTTACGTAGTGATAATTAGTATCATCGTAATATATAAATTTCTTCCAATCTTGCACATTAGCATTTAAAGCTTCTAAAGCAGTTTTTTGCGTACTTAGTATATGTGAGAAAGTAAAATCCCATGTAGTCTTTGGAGCGTGTCTTTTATTAGCATACTCATTGCCTCCATATGAGGTTACTACATCTGTACCGAATTCTTCTCCAATTTTTGAATTTAACTCTGGGTTCACATCAAAAGTATATTTTGAGCCAATAATCATCTCAGATAAATAATCATAATTATTAGCAGTACCATTGTATATATAAATATATCTTTTACTGTTTGCTACTGCAAAAACATTCCAATCAGTTGCTGGGTGGTTTGTAGCCATTGTCGTTATATAATCTGTCCCAGTATTAAATGTATTATCTGTATCATCTGATGAGTAAACTAATAAGTCATTTGTATCTGCTCCACTATGATATAATGCTATAGTATCAGAAGATTTAGCTGACCCTAAATCAATTTGTACTATTTCATATTGACTCCATGAACTAAATGGTAAAGGAATAGAAATATTTTGGTCTGCAATACGCTCTATATTCCCTATGCTACCAGTGTCTGAGAAAGTTTTCTCCGCACCAGCACCAGAGTACGCACCGCTTTTAATTGTTGCTTCCGAAAATCCCACACTATCATATATAAATTGTCTTGCCATTACGACACCTTTATTGCTTTAATTGAACTCGTATTCGGAGTCTTTGTTATGTTTGAAATTATGTAATAATCTGTACCCATCGCATCACCGTATATTTTAATAGATGAATCCCAATTAGAAAATTTAATTATATCACCTATCTCTAAATCGTTATATTTAGCTCTTAAGCATTCAAAATTAATCACTACTTTTCTATCTTTAAATATTTCTCTATATGCCTCTGCTAATTTCGTGGCTGTAGTCTCATCTATAATATCTGCATCCATCTTTAATGTTAATGTTTGATTATATCCATTTACCGTAGTCCCTGTTGAAGTAGAATCTGCTGTTGGGTTTACGCTTGCAATAAACTGATTTTGCCCATAATCATAATTATAATTAATGACTATATCATTCCTAACTCCGTTCAAAGATGTTTTAGAAACAGAGTTAAAAAATATATCTTCAAAATCTATTGTTCTGTCGGCACTTGAATAGTCACCAGTTCGCCTTAAAGTTCTAATTTTAAATTTACCATCTCCTGATATAAAGACCCAACTTAAAATTTGTTTAGATATCCTATTAATAAGGTCTTTTGAATTAATAAATTTATTTTGAGAAAATGCAAATTTAATATCGCCTACACTGTCGTTAAAAATATCGCCTAAATGTCCACTTGAAGCATCAAATAATGTCTTATCAATTTCAGAGTCACCTAAACTTAATTCTTGTCTAATAATATCTTCAATTATATAAACAGGATTTTCATAAAAATCAGTTGTATTATATGATGTTCTGCTAGCTATATCTGAATGATATTTTCTTCCCTTACCTGAGTAATAAATATAATCTATCTCAGATGGAGTTTCAATGTTTTTAGTCCTAGTCCTAACAATTGTTTCTGTTATAACTTCTTCTTCTTTTTCAAATTGAGTTTGTATAGAAAACCCCCCAGTAACAGTCTCCTCATATTGTTCAGAAATTTGATGTGATTCTATACCTTCTATATTAAAATCTACTTTAGCCCCTGTTTCATATATTTCTACTGTTTCATTCTCTGCATCTGAATATAATTTGTATGTTACATTCCCCTCAAAATTAAAAGCATCTCTCTTATCAGAAGTAAAAATTCCTGGGATTCCTACTTCTGTTTCTGAGTCACTTGTAATACTTAACACAGCAACATTGCCAATTTCAAAATAATCATCCACTTCATTAGCAAGATTAGTAGAAGTTCCATATTTTGTTATAATATTAATATCAGAATATTGACCTAATTTTGGTACTTTTGGAATAGCATAGCTAATTGCAGAATCAGAGTTAGCACTTGTACTGCCATTAGCAACCATTGAACTTTTTGATTGGAAATCCCCATCAACTGCATTACTTGGGTTTGAGACACTACCACTACCATTAACTGTCCCACTTCCTTGCCCTGAAGAACTTAATGGGACATAAACACTAGCAGAACTTCCTGCTAATGTTATAGTAGGGTTACTAGATATACCGATAGTCCCTGTTAAAGTGGGGTAGTAACCTTGTTTATAGAAATAAATATTTTCACTATCTAATGTATGTAATGCTTGTGAATCAGCCTTTGCTTCCGATGCTTCCACCCCTACATCCCATTGGTCTGTTATGATAGCTGGGTAGGCACTTTTATAGAATTGTTTATATCTATCAAAGAACGATGTCGGTATAGTCCCAATATTTGTTTTTTGGTAAAAATCACCATAAGCAATTGGGATAGGTTTGTTAATATTTTTCTCAGGTGCATTTGGGTATGTAGCAATATCCACTACTGAAGAAGGTATTTGTTTATTATACTTAGATGTTTTATCTAATAATTTTAATGATAATGCTCTATCAGTGTAAGAAATATTCCCAGAAATCACTCCACAGCCAATCATTCTTGCAGAGGTATCATAAGTATCATGCCTTGATGTATTTTGGAACAATTCCCATTTTCTATTAGCAAAATTATTGCTTGAGAGTAAATCGCTAAATCTTCCTCCATTGATTGTATTATCTGTGTTAATAAGATTAATAGACATACTTAATGTAGATGTTGTGAAATTAAAAAAATCTAATGATTGACTTAACCCACCCCAAGAAGCTACAATCCCATAATAAATATCAGAACCATCAGTTCTATCTTTGTCCGATACTCCTATAAAATCAGAAGAACCTTCAGCATTATAATAAAGCTTTAATACCCAGAAAGATTCTGTCGAACTTGTTTCTAGTGCGTTTTCAAGTGATGAATCAAATGATAACATTATGCAAGTGCCTTTGCTTTGTTAATTGCTGGGATTAATTCATTGGTAATGTAATCTTCCTGTACAACTCCACCATGTATATGAATTTGAATCCCACGACCTCCCCTGCCTTCATTAATTGCTCTTGCGGATTCTAAACCAATTGACTGCACAGCATTCTTTGATAGTACAAATTCTCCTTGTTGTAATATTGCTGGTGTTTCATCACTCGCCAACCCTCCAGAGTGAAACCTTTGTATCCCATACTGAGTTACCTCTCCTCCAGTATGACCAAAAAGAAATTGACCAAAATTTTTGATTGCATTAAAAACTGTACTAACTCCACCAGTTTGAACTGCTTCCATAGATTCTTTAGCTTTTCGCATAAAATACTCATACAATTTAGCTTGTGCAACCATTACTACCATATTAACAATAGACCTTTTTATAGATTCAGATAAACTATCACCCATTAAAGCCGATGTTATTAAAGAACTCATTGCTTGTGAAGAAAATTCAGCAAGCTTTTCCATATTTTCAGCAGTTCTCATAGTCTCTGTATTAACCAGACCCATTCTTTTAGCTAATTCAGGGAACTCTTCTTTAATATAATCAATCTGGTCTACTTCTTGTTGTTTTTTCTCTACCAGCTCTTCTTGTTTCGCTAGAAATTCGTCTATCCAAACCATTTCCTCGGTAGGTTTTCTAGCATTTTGTATCTCTGTTGTTCTATTCTCAGAGTCTATAATAAGTTGCTTAATCGCAATTTGTGTGTTTAATGTTTTAATTAATGCTTTAGATAATTCTAATTGGTCTTTCTGAGTGTGATTTAATTTTAGACCACTTATAGTTTGGAGTTGAAATGATTCCAATATTTCTTCATTATCTTCTTTTCTTTGCTGTAAAATTTCTATTGATGAATCGTCTATCTCTCCCATTGCATTGCCGAAATCAATGATATTTTTCATTTCTTTAAAAAATTCACCAGAACCTTCTGCGGCAGATTTAAAATTTTGAGCAATAGTGATTACAACAGGAGCTAATAACTTTCCAATAGCTTCTGCGGTATCTCCCATAGCATTCCCCATTTGCTGTATAGAGCCTGTCATCGTTTTTGATTGGGCTTGTGCTTGCCCTCCATACATATTACCTAATGCTTGAGTTGCCATTGATAAGCGTTCTGTTGAACCAGTGCTACCTTCGATTACTACTCCATACCTTGAAAGAGCATTTGTAGAACTAAATACACTTTTACCAACTAAATCTACTGCTGAATTTAAATCCATTCCTTTAGCTACAGCTAAATCCATTGAGGCTTTTGTCAATTTTCTTATTGCTTCTTCATTATCAGTGTAAGCACCTAATAAGGACATAGCCTGTATAGTTTCTTCGTCTCCAAAGGTAGTAACTTTTTGTTGCTCAGATGCAAATGCTAATAAATCTTCTGACCTTCTCCCTAATGATGTGGATAATTTTTTCTCAGCTTTTTCTTGTTCACCTTCAGCTTTAATCAATTTGCCTATAGTCATTGCAAAAAGCCCTGCCCCAAACGAAGCAAGCAGCATTTTAGACCTTAATGTAGCAAATGAATTATTAAGAAGACGTTGTTTACCGTTTAAATCTAAAATTCCTTTCCCAAGTTTTTTATTTACACTTGTTTGCTTTTGAGTGCTAACTACAATCTTAGCTTGTGAATTTATAAGTGCTTTAGTTGAGCGATTTAACGAATCAATCGCTTTTTTTAAAGCTGGTTGCCCATCAGCTCTAAATTTAATTTTTATATCAGGAATTTTTGCCATAATTAACTGCTTTCGACTTTTGTCTTTCTATTATATTCTTTAGTACAAATGATTTCCCTACCCATTTAAAAGGTTGCTCTCCATAACTACCTTTATAGGGTGATATGCTAAAATCTTTTGAGTACACAAATCTGGAAATATCTTTCTGGGATTCTTTGGTCAGGAATAAGTTTTGACAAGCAAAGAAGGGTAGTTGTGCCATTATTGACTCAGCAATATTGAAAGTACCACCCTTTTCATTCGCTTCTTTAGTTTCCTCAACAACGAGGTCTATCACATCCCATACATCTTTATCTGAGGTAAAGGTTTGCATAGGATAACTCCCATCAATTAAGACAGGTACTTGAGCCTCGTAAGGGTACATATGAAATCTGCACCCCTCACATCTTTCTTCTATGAGGAAGTTTAATTCCAGAGTGAGGGATTCTATTCCCCCAAGCGTTGATATTCCTGTACAGCCAATGACAGCTTATTTTTATCATCTTCGGAAAGAGACTTAATAAATTTATCATCTGCACCTTCAACTCCTCTGCGAATCCATGCTGTTCTAGCCTGAGAAAGATTAGTAATACTTACTACTTTGTCATTTTCATATTTCATCTGTGGTACATCATTACAAAAGTCAATATCATCTACTGACATTTCTTTGATTTTTACAGATTGATTTGATAATTTAAAGTCTTTCATTAAGAACTCAAGTCAAATACTACTAATGCTTCTGTGCCATTATCAACAGCTTTCATTGAACAATCAAGCATCATTAAATCGCCTTCTGATAAAGCTACGTCAGTAAATACACCATTTTCAATATCAACACCAAAATTGTTATTATTAACAATCACAAATGTATCTTCCGTATTAGCAGATGATTGAGTATCAAAGCTATTAATAAATCCTTTGGTATTCCCATCGTATTTTACTTGTGCATCTGATGTGACTGCAATCTCTGCACCACGTCCTACTGCTTGGTATCCGTCACTAGCAACCCCAGTAAATACTGCTGGACTTTCTACAGCTGTAGTAAACGAAGATAGTATCACAGATGTATTCATTACCTCATGTAAGCTTGATGCAGATAATTTAGGAATGTCAGTATTTGCATAAGCTGTAATAGTAGGGTTAGCGGTTGAAGCTAAATCTGGTTTTTTACCTGTCATTAAAGTAGCAGACCATTTATACTGTCCACCATCTGTGCCAGCTTCTGCGGTTATAGAGAATGAAGTTACAACACAGCCAAAAAATTCTAATCCTTGTTGATTAGTTATGTCTGAAGGTTGCATAACCAATGTTAATGATAGTGCGTTACTAGAAACTGAAGTAGTACCGTACAATAATTCTGCTGGGGAAAATCCGCTTACTACAGCAGCATCTCCAGAAAAATCATTACAGATATTTTGTACTAATAATTTATGTCCTGTATCAACGTGCAGTGTTCCTGATAAAGATATTTCTACAGCTCTCATTACGTTATCTTGAAAGAAATCTTCATCTTTCAAAGTTCTTCCTACTCCACTTCTAACGTCTAATTTTTGATTTACATTTAATGTTGGAAAGCCTATTGAATCAACATCTAATTGATACATTGTACTTCCGATTCCAGTTGAACCAGCAGTGCTTGCATCAGAAGCGATTGCCACTCTCCATTCTTTTGGTGAAAAAGCGTGTGCTACAGCCATTATTTATCTCCTTGTTTTTCTTTGGATGGAGATACTTTCATCTCAACCAATTGTTCTATATATTCTGGGACTGTAGATAACTCTACTTCTTTCCCTGATTTTAATTCTTCCCATTCCTCTTGAGAAACCCCACAAGATTTCCAAGCATTAGGCAGAGAAGTGCCTATATCTTTTATTTTAACTTTCATAGTAATCCTTGTTACTTTCCTATGTTATGTTACCTAAGAATTTACCTCTCCATTCCCATCTAACAACATTCAACCCTTCAATTACTTCCTCTTCTTCTGTCTTTT